TAGTTGAGTATCTGTCTCTGATAATTTTTCAGAAATTATTGGAGCGATATTCATTAAATCATCCGGGCTAGGGAATGATCCATGCACATCAATTGAAGTTGCTTGGAATCCATTTGTGGGTAGTAATGAATCCTTGTAATCTGCGAGGATTTGAGTATTCCCACCTGCATCGCGTGCGGGTGTGAGAGAATAATCGGATCTATTAATTCCAACTCCAGCACCTCTAACCAATCCTAAAATTGGTTTTGTGATAGTAACTGGTTGACCGCCAGACCATTTTTGTAGAGTAGTAGAAGATACATCTACTGGTTTGCTGTATACAAACAACAAGTCTATTCTAACGCTTGCATTACTAAGCAATGTTTTTGTGCCAGTGGAATCTATTGTAAAAAAGTCATTTGCATCAAAATTTGGGATTTGAATTGACAACTCTTCAGGAACATCTACTACGGCAGTTCTCGCTACACCACGGAATTGTTTTATAAATTCTGCGGATATTCTAGGTAATTCTCCCGCTGCGCCATAAGCTTGTATTAAAGTAGGTACAAATGGGAATGTACTCAACAAGGGCCATTTAGTGTATGATGTAGATCCGGGAACAGGAAAACTATTAACTATTTGAGTTCCGTAAACTTCATCATCGTTAATAACAGGCCAAGATAAAACACGCTCGATGAGTCCATTCAAGGATAAAGCATTTGTCGATACTGTGCTTTGAATTCTAGTTAATACTGCTTCAGCTAAAGTTAATCCAGAAGGGTTGTTGAATGATTCATAGGATGCTAATAAATCTCCAGTCAGCATCTGCAATTTTTGCAGAGGATCTTTATTGTATGCATCATTGATACGAGCAGTAAATCTTCCGGGTTTTACTTTTATTATATTAGTATTCCCTTCTGAATATGGGCGAAGCTCGTTCAATTCATTTCTATCAACTCCATCCGCTGCTGGGTTAGAAGCTATTTGACCCTTCAACCACATGCAGTTTTCTTGTAATTGTTTTAATGGAATATTATCTACTTCCCAATAATATGGATCGTTTTCTTTAAAATAACGAATGGGATCAGTAAATACAAACGAACTTTCTTTAAAGCCAGCCATTAGCTATATCTCCTTAAATCGAATATTTCCGCAGATTTAAATCCTTTTCCATACCCACCAAGATCGGCATCATATTGCTGACTTCCGGGTGAATTGAAGGATCTATAAATTGTAACCAAAGGTATTCTTCCTGATTTTCCTATTGCATTGTGACGAGCATTTGCAAAAGTATCCGCAGCAGACTCGTCTATTCTAACCCTATTTCTGTATCCGGGATCTAGCATTGCTGATACATAGTAGAAAGCGGATGTTGATATTCCGCTGTAAATTGCGTCGAAAGCGGAAGAACCTATCAAATTCGCAGATGGGTTGTACCCTTGAGCAAGCATTTGATAGGGTGCTCCATAAAAAGCCGCACCACCTGCACCTGTACCGCTTACATAACCAAGCATCTTCGCTTGAGTATGTGGTGAGAAGTACAATCTAAAGGGTCCATAATTTGCCGCTGCGCGTGTGCCCGATGCTCCATAGAAATCAAGAACACTAAGCGTGCTTGTATCTGGAGTGCTTGACGGTGCTCCAGATGCTGGAGTATTGGATGCACCACTAACATAAACCGCAGATGGCCCATAATATCCAGTCAAACTTGGATAATTAGAACTTACGGAAAGATGTGCTGCCTCTAGTTCGGAGCCTTGGCAGATATTCCATATTCTCAACAACTCGCAATTTCCAGAAGATGTATCAAAGAAATTTCCAGAAGTGTTGTACCATCCAGCAGCAAAGTTAACATTTAATGCATTTACTTTGCTTCCTCTTTGGGCTTTTACGCAAATTCCACCCTTGGAGAATGCAGCTATATTTGTTTCAGAATTGCCATTAGTGTAATCTGTTAAAAAGTAACCGGGGCTTGTGTTGTTGTAGGAATATGACCCTGCTGGAACTAAATTGTTCCCAGTTACTATATTAGAATCTTCTGGATTTGGATAAAACTGCATGTATCCCGCACTTGTATATGCCGCCATGCCAAATCCATTAGCATTATTGTAGTCATTTATGGTTGTAAGAGAAACAGGCCAGTATGCATTGTAATCGCCAAGATCCTCCATGTTCAACACGGAGTTATTGTCTACGACTACGCATGCGCGAATTGCGTGTAATTCAACTCGGGTGTGGTTTGAAGTATTGTCTAAATTCCAACTAGATACATCTAAATTCTTACCGACTTTTCTATGTGGGTTAAAATTAATTACAGAATTATTTTCAGCAAGAACGGCTACACCACCTTGAGCAACTAGTGTATTTCCATTAAACTCTATTTGTGAGTTTTTAGATGCATATGCTACGGCAGATCCTTTTTGCCCAATTAAGCTTTGAGGCCCAACCAAAATCGTAGGCCCAAAAGATGTAGTTCCATTTCCTATGGAAGCTTTAAAACAAACTTTACTATTATCATGGACAGAAATTGCAGTTCCAAATCCGGGCTGTTTAAAATTAGTTGAGGTGGTTTGATAGGTTGTTATTTTCGCATGAATTAATTCAGCATTTGAATTGTTTCTTACTTCAAATGCAGGCAAGTGCCCATTAGTTGTACCAACAGTGTAAGTTCCAAACCCAAAACCAGCGAGTATATTGCCAACTTTAGTAGGGAGCGAAGATGAGTCTGGGTATCTTAAATCAGAATGATCTAACAGCATATGTTGACCATTCAAATGGAAATTGAATTGTTTGTAATCTTCACCAATTTGGGTGTTTGTATATGAAGTTCCAACCGCAGGCTGAATTAATTCAGGATTGAATTTAATATCTGAGTTATACGCCTGCAATCCAATTTCTTGATTGTACTCCACTGTTAGCAATGGAATATTGAGTTGTGAATTATTCGCAACTATACCATAAGCGTTATTGAATGTTTCCAACCCACCTTTATGATCCCAGATTGAATTATTCATTATCAATCCAGTTTTCTTGTTATACATGGATTGGATCATAGTGGGGCCATTAGTTGTTGTAAATGCCGTGGTAATGGAGTTTCCACCAGTAATCTTGGAATTGTTTAATTCAATTCCAACATCATTAAAAGCAAATTGCGAAATAAAATCAACCCCAGAGTATTGTACATATGCTGTACTAACGGGAATAAAATTGATTAAGCTATTTTCAGCGTACAAACCAATTCCATTTGTATTAGTTTTTCTTGCAGTGGTTGTTGATGATACATCGTAAATTCTAGCACCAACTATGGCTCTGCGAACTTCTACATTTGAATTTATTAGTTTGAACCCGTGTTTGCTGCATCTGACAGCAGCGCAATTTTCCAATGTTACATCTGAATTAACTACATTGAATCCAGACTCTGTTGTGTGTGCAAGGGTTGCACCTGTAGTATCCAACGCTCCATCAACCAAGAAATTACGAATGAATATCGGACCATCACAATTACTAATTTTTACATTACTCAAGAAATTTCCATATGACAACATTGCCACATTTGAACTAGCTTGTATTGCAGGTCTACTAATGGTTCCACCCGCGATTGTATTTATTGTTGATATGTCGTAAGTATTGATCGTATTGTCTTCGTTGTTTCCATATTCTTCTATCGCAAACAGGTTTGTTCCGCCAGTTTGATCGAATGAAGAATCTTTAAAACTAAATATGGGTTTTTGCGACAACAATGAGTTTATAGTGACGGGGGATGATTGATTGCCATAAGGATAATTAACTATCCAAGATCTGTTATTAGCGTTCAATCTTGCATCTATAGTGGCACTCAAGACAGCAGCACTAAGGGCCAACGCAGAGGCATTGTGGAACATTTCCTTAATCATTACAGAACTTACAGAGGGGGGCGTTGTTTGATATAACGCAGAAGGGCTACCTGCCGATCCAAATTTAGATCTAGCAAATACTCTGTTTATAATTTCCAGCCCCGCGCCCGGACACGAATCATCAATCTTAATATTGTTTAAATTAAGTTCGCCCAAGTTTCCAAAGCTAGCGACCTCAATAATAATCGGATATGTAATGGGATTTGGTAAAGTATTAATTACGGAACTTAAACTTTTAAATATGATTCCACTAGAGTCTCGACCAGCAGCGAACGAGTAATTGGAGGAAACGACAAACATTTTTCCGGGGATGCCGGAAAATCCATCTTGAACAGGGTAACCTATCCTCTCCCAAATATAGTCCGTGCGATCCTCTAGGTCATAGACAGGCAAGTTATCCTGCTCCCAATTATAAAATGTGGAAGAATCAAATTTAGTTACAGTCTCCTGCCAGTTGTTTATGCTACCAACTAGTCCAGATGTTAAATATAAGTCTTGAGGGATAAATGCCATAATTAAATTCCTAGAATGTTATAGTCCATTTAAAAACTAGAGCAAAGTCCGCTGTTTTTTCTATTTGAGAAAAATATTTGTATGCAACTAGAATAGGCGCGGGTGTTGACAGCTTCCTAATGTTATGAACAAAGATACCTATTTCATCTAAGTAATCAGGTAGCCCGTTCGCATTTCCCGGGCCTAAAAACAAAGTAAACCTGACTGCATTTTTAGACACCCGTTGAATATTATTATCGGGTATTTTAACAAAAATTTTATTGTTTATGATAGACCCATTTACTATTTGATTTAATGTACTAACTTGAATTTCCCCGGTAGATCCGTACAAACCTACGCTGCTTAAAGCCGAAGTTAATTGATATGTGCCTATTCCGGGGGTGCTACCGTTAGTCCCGACTTGAAACCAACGGATTTGATAATCGTATGCTTTATCGGATCCAGATCCTGCAAATAAATGAGCTAAAGCTACTCCCATCCCGGATACAATTTGATTTGTATCTGAAAAATGGAGTTCTTTCCTACCATCTGCGTAGTGCTTCCAAACTTCTAATTCCCCTGTAGGGCTATAAATTTCTCTGTTTCTCATACTAATGTATATATTTCACTTAATCACAAGAAGAATATTCTCCATATTATGGTTAAATTGGAGTAATTCCTTAAACCTGCGTCAGAGCCGTTATCTTGAATCGCCACTATATTTTTATTAAATGTCTTTTTACTAAATAATCTGTAATCTAAAACATTGAGGTATGGGTGGAATGCGTAAGGAGGAGTTCTACCCGAAGCCAACATGGATTTTAAATTTAATCCCCATAAGCCCATTTGGGTAATACCCCCGTAATGATTTGCAGCTAAAGCGTCAGATCCACTAACAGTTATTTGATAAATAATTTCTCCAGTTGAAGAAAATGAATTTGTTGATGATGTAACTAATCCACTTAGAGGATTAGTTGAACTTGTGGTAGTAACAAACCCATATATATCCATTGAAGATACCGTATTAAAATTACTACTAACGCTCACAGCAGAAGCTATGGTTACTCTCCCCCCCGCATTATTTAAATATCCAAGAGTAAAAGTACTGCCCGATCTCCTAGGCCATGCGCCTGATCTAATAAAAGCTCTTGCGATTATAGTGCCAGCAGCACTAGCTCCATATTCATTTAAATTTACATTTTGTCCAAAAACTTCAATAGCAGATAAACCGGAAACCCCTGTTACATCATTATATTGACCAGACGGGATATATGCTAATTTATAATCTAAGGGATCTGGGTCGTCGGGCAAAAATAGAAACGGCACATGAGAAGAAACTGTTAGTGAACTATTTGTCAAAGTTCCAATTCTCGACGCGCCAGCCTCACCAGAGGCAAAAGCATCAGCCCCATGTGCATTGTACAAATAACCAGACGCGGCTTTTCCAAAAGAAACTGCACGCACAGTAAAGTTAGAAGAATCATAGATTGCAGATGCACTTGAGATAGCAGAACCTTCCACAGGAAGGGCCATTAAATCACAAATCATCTCGCCTGCACCGTCCACAATTAAATTATGAGACTCCTCAACCAATTCCTGTTGGGGAGTTCCATAATTTTTATATATTTCTACTATACCTCTCATCTGTATATGTCTATGCTTGTGTATTGATTAAATCCAGCAGATTTGGTTTGAGGACCCCAATCTGGGTGGTGTCTATAGTTTATTCTACTACCGCCTGATGTTTCAAATATTCCACTAGTAATTGATGCTTGTCTTGATGCCCTTGCAGACGCTACATCCACAAAATATCTGTAAGAAGTAAGTAATTCAGTTGGTTCAAATTCAGAAACATAATCATTAAGTGTAGTATCTTTCATGCCAACATAATCAAGGACAACATAGCTATTGTTTGTTTCATCTGGAAGCATGAACACTTCTATAGTATATCCTTGATTAGATCTGTGAACTTGTTTACCTGATACTCCATAATAGTTTGGAATACAAATGGGAGGGTTTAAAGTGTTTACTTTAACAGTAAAATCTTTAAATACTTCTGAAACTAAGTTATCTATGTTTACTTTAGTTATCGCACTCGTGTTAAATACCTGATCAATACACGGAATAGACGATGTTAATATTGTGTTTGGAATGGTTTGGACTGGGTACGCATTGAAATGGGACAACTCCTCTACTTTTTGTAAATTTAAATCAGAAACAGGAGTTATTACCCAATCAAAGTTTTTATTATAAGACCAAACATACCCACCCTCAGGATCTGTGTGAATCCACATACCCACTGCCGCCCCACCTATAAACCCACCGGATTCCTTACCCGCAAAATACCTTACAGTAATATCAAATTCATGTTCTGGTATTAAGAAGTTGGGAGTTCCATAATTTTTTAAACTAAATCTAAGTCTAGGTAATCCAAAGAAGCTAGCCGACTTAAGTTTAATTAATGGGTTACCATATGAAAAATTATCTTGAGCTGTTCGAGAATCGCTGGTATTTAAATTGTAAACTGTAAATGAGTTTGATTCAGAGTCCCCAGAAGTTTGAACAAATTCAATTCCACTTAATATGTGGGGATTTCGGAATTCGTATTTTTGTATGTACAATGAGTTTGTTGTGCTGGCGACATATGTCCCTGAAGGGCCTCCTAAAGGGCTTAAAATTCCACTACCTTGCCCAGAGTTAATTAGCTTAGGGGAAGACAGAGAAGAAGTTATAAGTGAATAAGTTGTTGCTGCGGATCCTGATTTATCAAAGAACCCATTGAACAACAACGGCCCATATGTGTGAGAGATTATATTTGGACCTCCAGACAAATCTAATATTTCTTCACTTAAATCATGTCCACTAAAATAAGTTACATAGTCTTTGTAAGACCTATGGACACCCATTCCGAATCCAAAATCAAAAAACTCTTGTATCGAACTAGGCCCTCCGCTAGCGTTTGATAGATTTCTAGCGATGTCGGAATAATATGCAGACGCATCATAAGCACTTGCAGCAGATTCATTTTGAATATCTTCGTATGCTTGCCCGTATGCGCGGGAGACTATCTTGCTATGAATTAATCCAATGATCGGGTCACAATCCCCCCGAGTTGAATATTTAGAACAAGCAGGCAATTCATAAGTTATTCCGCGACATGGGAAGGTATTGCTTGTTGTAACCCCATTTATAACTGAAGAGGATCTCAAATCCTCACATCGAGTGTAAACTTGTGGTAATGAAGAATAGTACGGGATAGAAACAAACTTACCTGCTGATGGGATATATCCCAAGGGCATGTAATTATTGTAGTTTTGGACAGTAGATGGTGCAAGATAAGGTGGCATGTTAAATCCATCTCGATAATACCAACCTTCCTTGGGTAAAAGATTTTTATGGCTACGGCGACGAACTGAAGTTCTTTTTAAATTCGATAATGGAACGGTGGATGTAAATACAAAGTCTTCAAGTGTATCCACATCAGTTCTTTTAAAGACTCGACCTAAAGAACTCATGTTCATCCCTGAAAATTCAAATCCACCAATTGCCCCAGAAACAAACACATCATCAATAGCAAAGACTGCATCTTCACAAACTAGCTCATTGTATCCAACAGAGTCAAAATCAGTAACAGTTAAATCAAAATTAGGTATCGCGTGCGCGGGTACGAACAATTCTAAAATTCTTCCAATTGATTTTAACCCCGTGTACGATCCAATTTGAAGGACATCAACATTTACATCGAATGTAGAAGACGAAACATCAAAACTAAAGTGAGACGATTTCCCGTTCCACATTGGTAAAAATTTATATTTACTTTGATTTAAAGTTCCTAGGATTTCGTTATAATTTGGTGGAGTTTGGTATTGTTTTGTAAAAAATAAGAATCCATTTCGAGAAGATTCTCTAGTGGATAGTAGCACATTTTCATCTATGTATGTGTACAACTGATCCGCAAAAGCTCGTCTGACCCCTAAACAAACCAATCTATCGTAGATATAATCTAGCAATCCACGAGTTACAGTGCAGTATTTGTAATACTTTTCATATTCCCAAGGCGGGATATTGGTTATCCTATCTCTATATTTGAATACAAAGTCCTCATCATTTATACGGAATGGGGAATCCCCAATATAGAAATTATCCGGGAATAAAGATACAGCCCTTCTTAGAATATCATCTACAACAAACCGAATATTAGTATCCATGTTTGTTTCAGAGTATTCCGTAATACCGAGAGCGTCTGCTACGGATCTTGTCCAAATATCGAAATTATCGAAAGCTGATGTTTCAGTATTCAATGCATAATAAATCAAGTTAGGAATATAAGATTCCCAAAGTTCTTCTATCTTAGAAGACATGAAAGAATTTTGTTGATAACTATCTCCGAATAAAGTCTTGGTTACTACATCAAGAGCAGTTTTAGTACCTTTTGCCTTGTACACTTCAACTGCACTTTTTAATTGAGTACGCCAGCGTTCAGGATTTGGTCCAATTAATTCCCAGCCGATTAATTCTGCTAAATATGGTAAATATTGTTCTGGGCAATCATCAATACTTTTAAGTAAAAGCAAATTACTTACTTGGTCGTTTATATCAAACATACCAAAGGAAATTGCTTTTAAAAGTCTATGAAACACACCAGAAGACTCCAGCGTTTCTAGATAAGAACTTGTTGAAAGATAATCGTCAAACGCATTTTGAACTCTGTAGTCCTTAGAGTCTGTTTGTAATGGAGAATAAATTACATCAATCAGGGTTTCTAATTTTTCCAGAGGAAGAGTGCCCGATGTATACTTATCAGATCCTGAAGTGAATCCAGTTGGAATAAAGTTTTGGAACAAAGAGCATACAGAAGTATTTCTCCAAATATGGTTTTGTAATCCTTTTATTCCATCATTCAAATAAATAGTATCACCATAGAAAGTCTTGTTTACTAGAATATCTCTTACATATGATGACGGTTGATACGCAAGACCTGCTGGACCAGATAAATTCAAGAAATACAACCACGACATATTTTCTATCAAATAATCGTGAGCTTCGTCTTGTGTCAATAATCCAAACAAATAATTAGGTTTATTCAATTGAATGTTTGGTAATAAAGTGCTAGTAATATATGCGTTAAACTCTCCGCTAGTAGTAAAATCTTTTAGTCTTTTGTTAAGAGGTTTTAATATTAATCTTTCAAAATCAAATGCGTCTAATTTTAATATATTATTTTGTTTTACAAAATATGACGCTATTCCAGAAAATGATCTTAGTGCTGAACCTTCTGTAGTTCCTGATATGTTAAAAATAGTATTAAAATTTTTGGCAATGTCTATGTGGGAATTTATTAATCTATCAAGTGGTGATATTTGTTTCCCAAAGGTTGCGACATCATCATCCAGATAAAGATCTGGTGTAAGCATCTCTAATACTTCAACATAATTTCGTTTGAAGTATTTTTGATTTGAAGCTATGTCGTTAAAGTTTGTCATCAGACTGTCACTATATTAATTGTATAATTGTTCAGTTGGATTATTTCATTGAAATCCACTGTAACATCCGTATCTAAATTATCAACAGTTGCATACCGTACTTCAGGTATGGTAAATATAGAACGATTGAGGTCTGCGAGAACTAGTGTTTTGCCAAAATCAAAGTTGTTGACATTGAAGAAGTTTGTTATTCTTCTTCTAACTTTACCTTTTATCAACTCTTCTTTTGCAGATAAATTCTTATCTATTCTTACCGTCACCACTAAATCCAAAGTTCTTATCAACCCGTCCACCACAATTATCTCGTCTGTAAGCATTTTTTTAGGTTGCATCGCAGCAAGCAAGTCACTCTTAAATGGAATAGTAGCTTGTTGTAATTGAAGGGGGGAGGCTATCTGTAAGAGGTAGATATCTAAGATATTAGCTGAACTATAAGCGTCCCGAACTACAGCACGAGCTTTTCCTGTAGCTCCGGTTTGGCTTACGAATGCGTTTGCAAAAGTAGAATAATCCTCGGCTGTGACCAATCTATCTTGCCGTTTGAATGTTAGAGGGGCATACCGTTTGGCATGTTCTACTGTCTCAGAATCCTGACCTCCTGTTGCAAGTGTAACATTTTCCAAAGTCCCCGTGTCAGAACCAATAATCAATTGGGTATTAATAATTTCCGAATTTATGTTACCTCTAGTGCCACCTCCAACTCTGTATGCTATTGTGTATTCCGCATCTGCGGGAGGAGATTTACTTACAATACCGTCTCCGAAAACTACAGTTGCACCATAGGAATCGTCATACACAATTTCATACAATCGTTCACCGCCACCGGAAGCAAAGAATAGATTGTCCACTTGAGTCCAAGCACCAGAGGCAGCAGCGTCATTTGAAGTGATATAAACCTCTACACTCTTCTCAACAACCGGAGATGTGGTCAATGCCACTCTTTTTATTAAATCTGTAGAATTAAATGCCCCAGTTTGAATAACTAATGCGCCTTCTAGCAAAGCTAAATTTGTCCAGACTGTGCTGGCAGTATTTTCGGATTCTCCAGTAGTTAGATCAATAGATGCATCTGAACTAATTGGAGATAAAGCTCCACCGGGTTCTGTTTTGTACAAAGTAAAATTAAGAGGACCCCCATCTTCTGGGGACGCTATTGAAACGACCCTCTGGGATGGGGTTATATTTAATGGTGCGTTAGTAACTGCTGAATTAAAAGACAATCTTGCATTTGCGACCGAAGAAATAGGCCCTTTCATTCTAACCCCAACAAGCTCCATCAATTTTTTTACATTGTTTCTATTTTTTGCAGTTGATAGGAACGATTCATTTGCAAGCATATCAGCTTTCATGGACATGACTGCTCCCATGTAAGCTACTAGTTCAATCAACATCATGCCGAGATCAGACTCAGAAAAATTTTGATAATCTAAAGGATATGTTGCTTTGATATAATTTACAAGGGCAGTTCTTAAAGTTAAAAAATCCGTAGCGGCATAATCAATCGTATCCCCGCGCTTAGACTCAGGAATATTTACTAACTTTAAAAAGTCTGATTGTACGGTTCCGTTAAATGCCATGTTATCCTATCTCCACATTCACATCTAGGGTTTGCTGGTTAAGCTCTTCAACTTGCACAGTTAAATTTATGTAAAGACCTTGCAGTCCTTCCATGCTTATGCTCTGACTTGGGTATACTCGCAAACTAACTACTTTAACTCCCGGAGCATATTTATTAATTGCAAGAAGAATATCGTCTCGTATGTTTTGAACAGTAAATTTATCTAATGGCTCAAATAAAAAATACTTTAAATTAGTGCCAAAATCTGGGAGCATAACTCGCTCACCTTTTGTGGTTAGTAGTAATTGTCTTAAATTATTTCTAACCAGAGTAACACCAGATTCTTTTGAAAAGTAACCCCGTTTAGGATTAGCAACCAATGGGTAAGAGAATCCATAGATTTTTTTAGTAGTGGAAACTACATCCTTCTGGATCGCTTTTGAAACTGGTCTTCCGTAAAAATTAGTCGCCATTATAAGTCAATGTTCTTGAAGAACCCTTTCTGCCCATCAAAATTAGTCTTAGTCTCACTAGTAGTTAGGGCTTTTGAGTAAAATTTAACACTTCCTAAATGGCCGTTTAACCCGCTTCTGAGTCCTGAATCTAAATTCATAAACCCTCCTGCGTTTTTATTTCCATCAGAATAACCCCCACCTAAAATCCACGGTGTGAAGTAATCATTAAGTTTTGGTCCATTTATATGGAATGGCGATCCGGTAGACGAGAACGAATATTCAAAACTATTAGATTGTTTAAATGATGGTATTCCCGGAGCTGTGTATGGAGGGACACCAAATACATCGGACAAGGCAGATGTAGCCACTAATTCACCATCGACGGCTATCCTAACTTGGTTTAACTGTGGATCAACTGCGACACTAAAATGCATAAATTCTGAGTTTACAGAACTTACATATTTTCCACTAGCTAACTGCTTGGATATAGGAATGGCGCACTTTAATACTTCATAACCAGACGCACAACCATTTATGCTTGCTTTATTTATAAACGCAATATCTGATGCGTTAATTGACCTAGTAGGAGCTATATAAAAAATTCCACCAGATGCTGGATTTGAGCTATTTGTAGCGTTAGGCGCAAGGCTAGATGTAAGTTGGCGATCTCTAGTGAACCCAATTAACATTCCTTTGGTAACTGTGCTATTGTTGGAATAACCTACTTGAGTTGGATCCAATGATTCATTTAATCCACCTGTGTTTTCACAGCCTAGGATAATTCGATGCATGGTGGATGTTCCATACCCTGTTGTTGGATTAATATCCCCAGTAACAACTCTAGAAATTCCGGGGGTGTAAACCCAAGACTCAAAAGTAAATCCTTTGGGGCTGTAAGTCCAATCTTGAAATTCCCTAGTGTCAGGCATTATTGCAAAAGAACCAATTCCATTAATACTTGTAGCGGTTGAATAAGTTGCAATTCCATTGAATCGAGGTATTGCTAGTCCTTTGCTAAATACTGAAGATGGCGTGTTAGCAATTAATTGAGCATTATTGTAATTATTGCTACTTGCACAATTCAATACATTGTACTTGTCAGACCCTATAGTGGTAACTTCTCCATCCAAGAAGTTGTAGATTGCAAAAAGACCATCCTTAACAATTACATCAGTGAGTGACAATATGGATGCTTGCGATCCATTTGAATCTGGATCATAAACAATTGCACCTGCTCCAACAGATGGAACAACTAAATGATTCATAGTAACCACAGATTCAGCCTCAGGTGCGGTCACGAACTTGGGTTTGAGGGGTAGTACGACTCCTGATACTTCTGCTTGACGCAAAACTAATTTCTTTTGATTCTCATATGCTACGGCTAAGTTAAGGTCTTTTAAGTATGAAAAATCATTGATTGGGACTTCTCCCTTTTTGAAGAAGGCTCCTTTTCCAAACAAATATGGTGCTTTGATAGCGACTTCAATTTGTTTTTTACGCCTATTAATCTTTGAGTCATACATGGCAGCAGTAGAATACAAAGATTGTCTCAAATTATTTACAACGGCAACGCCTTCGTATGTTTCAGCTATTCCGACTTGCGCTGACAAATCATAAATGTGTTTTGTTTTTTGATTTCTTAGAATGCAATAAAAATGATCTGCGTCATATTGCTCCATCATATCCGCAGAGTTGTCTATTACATTTAAATCAAAAATAGTATCGACATAATCATTGATTGATTTTAAAGAAACCCCAAACCCTTTTCCTCCCAAGTTTGCATCTTGTTCAAACTTATATTTTTCTTCAGGGAGAACGATACCGCTTACTGTAGGAAGCCCACCGGATTGCGAATCATAATACAAACCATCAACAGACAATAGGAATTGCCCCTTTTTGGATTTGGGTGGGCCAAAAACTAATCTAAATATTGGATCTGTCGGAGCGGATGAGAGATCCTTCGCAGTAAGGAACCCTGTACCCGAAACCAAATCTGAATTGATAAATACTGGCTCTAGTGTTGGATCGGCAAGCCTTGCTGCCATTACATTTCTTGCGTTTTGCAAAGCTTCGTCGGCCTCTGCTATGAAAGCCAAAGATGATTGGACTTCTGCTATCTCAACTGCATACTGAGTCTCCACATAGTTGGGATCTAATTGTTTTGCTTTTAATGCAGATGGCCCTTTTTGCAAATCTAGGAACTGCTTATAAGTGTTTACGCAATCAATTACCCCGTTCACCACCTGCGCTGCACCTAAATAATTGGCGTAAAGCTCAGTTCCAAACTGTGTAGCATACCCTACTGCATCAGCAATTGCGCCAACTTCTTTTCCTAAACTAAACGCATCCTTATCTGAACCGTTTCTGCTGAAATCCGAAGTAAATCTAAAAGTTCCATTTTCTGTATCAATTTCAAAGATTCCGTTTTGTTGTAGAATCTTCTTTTTTATACTGGCTATGTGGGAAGACGCTCTATCTCGACCTTGTTGGATTTTTTCTGAAATACCCAAAACAGCATTGCTGGGTAGTAGTGCTAATGCAGCACTTTTTCCAATATCTAATAAGCATTGTGGAACTCCAAATGCTGTAGCTAGGGAGTCTACCGGGCTTGCACCCTCCCCAAATACCTTTGCTGCTGTTTGTAGGTCAAAATAAACCATATTAATTTAAATAAATTCTATTCCCACTTATATTTATGTCACCATCCGCAGAATTGATAAAAACGCCTTGTTCACCATTGATAACAACTGTTCCCCTTGCGTTCATTTGAATATCTCCACCCTCACCCCCAGCAGTTAAATTTATCTGTTGGTTGTCGCCTTGAGCTTGGATATTAATATCATTGTGCGTTGATACAATGTTTATATTTCCAGCAAGTGGATCGCTTCTACCAACCCCATTCGCGCCCGTGGATGTGTTTACTATATTTAATACTCTACCATCAATAACCTGAATATCCATTGATGCATTTCTGGAAGTTATATTTATATTTCCAGTACACTCCATGGTTATTGCATCAGACCCCCCTTCCCCTTCGCAAAAATTCTCAGTTAAAGTAACTTTGGCAGATCCAGTTGAGTTCCTAACTATGACCGATCCTATGCTATCATTTAACTCAACTTTCATGCCGTTGGACGATTCCAACATTACTTTTTTATTTTCCTCTATAGGGGAATACGAATCAGATAAAACTAATTTATTGCCTTTGGGGGAACTAAAAATATATTTTTGAGGAACCACACCTCTAGCTTTATACGGATCTAAAAATGGATCAACAACCCCTTCGCCAGTTATTTTACCCTCCGATAAGGAATCACCGACACTTGGTTCCATGACTGATCCCATGAAATACCAATCGTTTTTATTGTTAGGTTTACAAATTAAAACTTGTGTTCCAACCTCTGGAATAGCCATGAAGCCTTTATTGTTTTGAGTTATGTAAGGGGACACATATCTAACTTCTACGCCGTGTGGGTATTGTTCAAATGTAACTATAAAAGTACCTGTTTTAAACAAATCTACATTATCTCGAACATCAGCTAATACTATTTCCATATTCACTCCTCTGCCTCTTTAACTTCTATGGGTTCTGTAGACTTCTTACCTATTGGCATCATAGGCTTTGGCATTTGGATTCTAATATCTTTTGTAATATGGAATGTAGAATAAGCTTCTCCTTTTCCTATTGAATGTTCGTACCCATAAATCACCCACAGCCCGTTAAGCACATCGCTAATGGAATTGGTTTTATTGATTCCTAATATTGAAGATTCTCTCACAAAAAGCAATGCGGGGTTGATAGATCCAACACTATTGGACAGGTGGAAGAAAGGTAAAGTTCGAATGGTTCCTCGATATGCTAATTGAGACATTTCTTCCAACATAGTTAAAAAATGTACAGTCGGATTTTCTTTTTTCCACCATTCTAAGTTTTTAACTAAAGTTTTGTCTCCAGACAAAGCCATTAAGGATGCAAAAACTGCTTCGATATCTTCTTCCGAAGTTTCAGCAAATAAGGATAACTCTTTTGCAGCCTTGATTCCTGTGTAGCTTAACCCTTTGGTCCCATCTGGTTTTATCACTGTGAAGTTTTTTATAATATTAGAAACATGGAATTTGTCCAATTCTAACAAAGCATTAAAGCCTTCATCCGTTTTATTTACTGTGCCCCTAGACCCTCGATGGAGTTTAGTTGTTTCATAAACTATTTTATTTAATATATTAAAATAGTAATGATTAACATCCATGTCAAGATCCAAAACATTTGGATCTTGAACCCCAAATTTAAATACTGGGATATTAGCTTGTTCTAGTCTTTGCTGATCTACGACATCAAATGCAAATTGTGACTTCGGTAAAGAGTATGAATTAAAGCAATTATCTTGTTTAGCTATTTGGAAATATTTGTTCGCTATTTGGAAGTATTCATCCGAAGCAAATTTTTTGTCTCTATATGCAAAAAGATAATTATAATTAAAATAAATATTTGTTGGATCTTCTGCTTTTTTACTTTTTTCAATCTCCGCCAAAGTTGCCTCGTCACCGCCAAAACCAAACTTGAACAATCCTATTTTTTCTAGTTTTATCTTACCATAAAAAAACCTATCAATCATGGTTTTATCACCATAAATTAAAATTGGTTTTTCTGGATCTATGTCTAGAATTTCTTGCCGTCTTCCTGAAAGCTCACCTAAACGAATCTTTTGTCTAATATCAAAGTTGGACTCGATCTCTTGTCTTCTTGCTCTTTCCTCTGCCCCGTGTTTGTCGCAATATTCTTTAAAATCTTTTATGAAATCAACATTATTTTCAATCATGAATACAGGTTTAATAACTTGCAAACCAGTAGATAGCCCAGCAGTAACAATCTTCAAAGGATCCATGAAAGTTTGTCCCGGTTTTTTGACTAAACTAATTTGCAAATTTTTTGCAGTTCTTGCTGCATCTGTAACCCGCTCAACGACTTTTGCGTTTGCATCAGGAGTTCCATTTGGTGAAATTAATGTTGTATCGCTATAAGTAATTATTTTGTCACCCGATGTAATTTCAGATGTTATGTCAAAACCTAAATCTTTTAGAATTTTAGGCACTACATACAATCTCCTCTTGCTAATAGCCTGCTCTTTCCCACTAGGCAGTTTAACATATATTGGAGCATTTCCATACAAGTTAGAATTAAACCTATATTCCCTGTTATAACTGTCTTCCAATGGTTTCATCAATAAGTTTATATCGGGGAACAATACCACTATGTTTGCTTTGTTAGCAGTGGCTTTTTTTAAATAATCTTTTATACATTCCGATATTGCATAATGATAATCATAAACACCCTCTTCTCCGGGGGAACTTCCAGTTGAGTTTAGTTGACTCACTCTACTAGCTTGAGCTTTTTCTTCTCTATCTTTCTGTTCTTTGGTTGCATTAAGTAGTGGAACATCATCTGATCCCCCATAAAAAAAATCTGTAAAGTTTACTGGGTCTTGTGTTATGGTAGTAATCAAAGGGGATTGTCCAAAAATTTGTATATCTCTACCTAATTCAAATCGTGATGAATCAATAGGAGTTAATCCCGGAAACTCCGAATCCACGGTAAAAAGAACAGTGACGGTTCTAAATCCAGTTTCAGCAGAAAATCCAATTTTTGCACCCGTCATAGTACAAAGGAAAGGCCCAGCCCAATTGTCTAGGTTATCACCACATCCATACGATATGTAAAAATTTGCCAAGCCTTTTGGGTTTTGTAATCTAGCTAACCGTGTCTGAATTTCTGTAATATATTGCTGTCTTTTAGCCTCAAATTCATTTACTAATTTTTGATACTCCAATTCCCCTCGTTCTTTTATTTGTTCTGGTGTTTCATCCTCTTCCCCGGGAGCGACTATATT